CCAAAACGTTACCTCGCTGAAAAGAAAGCTGCGCCTCAATAAGAGACACAGCTTTAATCAATCCTCGGCGACGGGCTTATCCGTTACCGTATTTTTAGTAGTAGAGCGGGGCGCAGGCTTCTTCGCAGTCTTTGCTTTACTAACCGTAGCTTTTACGGAAGCTTTTTGTACATCTGCTTTTGTGTCGCTAGGCTTCTCCGAACGGGCATCCATAACCCGCTTAAGGTAGATAGCTCCGTGCTCCTCACAACACGCTACATCCTGCCATCTGAACACCGCGTTAGGACGTTCTGTCCAACAGTATTCATATTCCTTCCCGCAAACTTTACACTTGCGAAAACCCTTTGCCATAAAAATAATTCTCCTGAAATCAAATGTCGGCGGGGAAGCTTCCCCGCCGAACCAATCCACAAGCCATCTGTGTCCTCGTCCATGCCCCACCTATTGTAGGGCCGTGCCCATAATCGCACTTATTAATCACTAGACGGTTACACAATCGAATTTTTTTGACCAGGCTAGCTATTAGATCAGCACAGTCAAGACCCTTAAGATGCTTACCGTCTGGGGTCGCGATTCGGGCAAAACCAGTTCAAATAGCGTCAGCCTCGTTTGCGCCGAAGATCGTGTAATCCCAAAGCTTTCCGCCTGCACCGCAAGCGCCAGCAAGAGCCTCAGCCTTGAAGCCATGGGTTGTCTGGTTGTCACCAATCTCAAGCGAGAACTCACCGGAGAAATCCATCTTCGGAACATAGATCTGTACACGATAGAGATTTCCGCACTTGTCTTCGCCAGTGATATCGATATATCCACGGCACTTCTTGGAATAAGAAGAACTCAGATTCTCAAGAACGTTTGCCTGAATCCTTCTCTTGTAGTAAACAACAATCTCAGTACCGTCTGCGAGCTCGCCTTCATTAAACGTGATCTTCTTGGTAGCCGGAGCGTAAGCAAACTTTCCAGCGGCAGCGGTTGCGTCCTGAGTCAGTTCTTTGCCAAGCACACCGTCTGCGTTCTTAACATACAGTTCCTCGATCTCAGCGCCAGTCGTGCCGACAGCCTTGTATGTCGTGACTGCCGCATTCCCAGAGACTGTAAGATAATCAGACCACATAACCTCGGTGGTTTTGGACTCGAACTTACCACCAGTCTGCTGCTCGAGCATACCGCCAGAAACCATACCGTTCGTTCCACTGATGGTAATCGTCTTGTTACGCTTCAGCGTGGTAATCTTTCTCCCGTTTTTACCCTTGACATCAGCAGTGTCCTCAGCCTGCTCGATTGTCGCGCCAGTAAGTTCGTCAAGGTCAAACAGATACTCCCCAGTAGTGATGTCAAACAGAGAGATTTTGTCGACGGAAGAGATAGCAATATCATCAACTCTCATGTATTTTTTCCTCCTTATTTGTGGATCAACCAATTAAGGTCTTCTTCATTAATACCCTTTGGGTCTATAGAACCCGAATAAATTCCAAACATCCTATGTTCGTAGTTGTCTTTGTGAATTATCTGTCGTACACTTTCTCCGAATTGGTAGATTGACAGACCAAGAGTTTCTTCAAAGTTGTACTTAAATTCCCCAGTATTTACCATGGCAACTATCAGCGGCTCAAGTTGTGACTCTTGCGCACGATTTTTATTCCTTCGTGCCTTTATCTTGGCTCGCTCAATAAGATATTTCTTTGCTTCTTCATTCGCAGGTCTTTTGTTGTTTTGCTCAATGTGGTGTATTTTTCTAAGAGTCGCTGCCACTTTCTCGTGTATCGCACGGTCTATGATGATTTCATTTTCTCTATCTATTAATATTGGATTTCCGTTCTGTGGGTTCGTAGTGAACTGGAATTTAGATAAATCAAGATTACCGAAAATGAGATGAGTGTCCGCCTGCTGGATAGCTTTAGACATTATTAGAAATATGTCATACGAGTCTACGGTCGTAAAATCTATTCCAGCCTCATAGAGTGGAAGCATCAGATCAATTGGCATAGCAGTCAGAATATTTACAAGATTATAGTAGTTCTCTTCGTCATTGAGTATTTCCCCAACAGTCGGAATCATCACTTTAATCTTGTCGTTGATGCTGTATTCCTTTTTATATAGGAAGTTTAAAACGCTCATACGCCAGCCTTCCTATTTGATGGAATCTGCCTCTTGCCATCGAACACTTTGCTGAATTCCCTTGTATTAAACGTAAGCAGCTTACCTTGATAGTCGGTAATCGGAGCGAACCTCTTAGCCGAAGTTAACCTTAGTTCTCCGATACCGTAGAATCTGCTTCCGTTTATTTTCTTGCAAATCTCGGAACACAGCTTGTCAGGTCTAACACCACCCTTTGGTAAACGTAACCTGCTTCTATGTGAAAACACCCAGACATATATCGTGGGTATGTAGAATGTTTTACCAACGGCACTCGATATATCTACGTCGAAGCAAACAAAGGTATATCCTTCCTGTACCGTCTGAGGTATGTATTCATATGGGAAGACCTGAGAGTATGCCAGAGATGCCGCATTCTTGGGGTCTACTTCCTCATTAATAAGCGAAACGATCTCTTTTTCCGTCAAGATGTCTTCCATCAGTTTGTTTTTGTAGTCAAAAAAGTCTTGCAATTGCATTACAGCCACACCTTCTTTCCTGAGCTACCGCTACCAGAACCGTCACCGACATCTGGCAGGTCTTTTGGAAAATACTTATAGTAGTCAGCAATTCCAAGCTCATGATTATCGTCCTCTGTACCAGTTACCTCCTGCACAAGGAGTGTAAATACACCCTCGTTACCGAAAGTCTTTCCCTTTTTAAAGGGTTTCGTAAGGAGATAAGCAAGCTTGTGTGGCGAATCGTCATCATCAATAAGAAAACGGCTCTCTCTGTTGAATGCTAACGTGTATTTGTTTCTAGCGATCTTAAGCTGCAAACGAGTATCAGGTCTGGTGATAACGAAGTTCCTATCTTCCTGCTCACCGCTCATGTACTTCGTTCCATCGCTGACGACACACCATTGCTCAATGATCTGCTTTTCATACGTAATCCACTTTAGCAGATGATTACACTGCTTCAGCTTTGCTCTCGTATACACGGTCGTATTTGCGTCTCTTTCGACTACAAGCCAATAATTATCCATCCAATGAATTAACGACCCAAGACGAATGTCTTCAGTCGGCATTGAGATTATTGTCTTCTCATCAAGGTTATCAGAATTGATAATCGCAACATTCTGGTTCACCATATGCGAAGCTGATTCTTCATCTTCTATGTTGTACCCGTAATCTTGCGGATACAGTTCTATCGATGTGTATGACAGATTGTCTGGAAGCCTGTTCGTAATCCCTCTAAGCTCACGTATCCGCGAAGCTTCGTACTTACTGCCTCCGTGTGCGTCGATCCTGTCTTTGTAGGAGTCCCATAGTCCCATATCACACCGCCTTTCCGTACTTCGCTTTCATATGATTACATATGTTTATTGCCCGAAATACTTCACGCTTGACATCTGGAACAGGGCACTCTGGGTTATCGATCATAAACTGAAGAATCGATACGAGCGAAACAATATTCGCATCGTTGTTTAGTTCGTTGATAATTTCTTTGCATCCAAGAATTTCGTGTTGAAGGCTTTCCATATATAATGGAAGTGTGTCCTCGCCTTCTTCTCGTATCGGGAGAATCTTAAAGAAACGATTTACGAGTCCTCCGAAATAGTTGTGCAACATTTCTGGAGAAACCTGATCCCCTGTTCTGGTCTCGGTCATAGATGCAGCTCACTCAGGTTCCCATGATTGTAGCTATACTCACGAACCATCTGGGTATAGTCACTTTTCGCTTCCTTATATGCGTTCCCGACACGCAATAGAAGCTCGGCAGGAGAGTAGGTGGTATAATCACGAGTGTTAAGAACGTTCTCAAGAATTTCCTGCCTATAGAGATATGGTTTGAGCCACTGCTTTACCATGCCCTCCGAAACAATTTCGATGATCTCATCGACATCTTTGGGATCAAAATCATCAGTGAACTCTCTGGTCTCATCGTCGCACTTGGACAAATCGTATGTACAAACTGGTTTAAACTCAGTAATCGCACGTTTCAGATAGCCATCGACGATCTCTCCTCTGTCTTTTTCGGACATTTTCAAGAACTCAAACTCAGTAATTTTAGAAAGGAAAGCACCTTCTATAGCGTCATACGAAATGCCCACGTTGCGCCTCCTTATCTCTCGATAAGCTCAGTACCAAGCAGTTCTTCGAGCGCAGAAACCACGGAGAGCGAATCAATCTCACCGTTAGAAATAAGTGTCTTCGCTCTATAAGCAACCGACTGCTTCTGTCCATCAGACATTTCAGAGATAGTCTTTTTGAGCTCATCAGGCTTCTGCTTAAAAATCTTATCGAAGTCTTCGACAGAGACAGCATTCTTATAGAACTGACGGACGCCGAGATAGTCAACAATCCAGTCTTCATCGAACATGAACCAGTTATTAATGAAAAACTTCTTGTAGGAGTTCTTTGCGTTCTTGAGTTCACGCAGCTCCATATCCTGCTCGTCTCCAAAGTTATCCCAGATGAACAGCTCTCCAGTCTTACGGCTCTGATAGACTAACCTTCCCTGGAATCCGTTACGAACCGTAACGTACATAGAAGGATCGACGTCTTTAGCGACCATCTCTACCGGAGCGCTCTTGACTGCCGGAGCAGACGTATTCGCCTGCCCCGAAGCAGAAGAGGACTTCGTTCTAGCTGTTCTCTTTGTAGTTGTATTAGCCATGAAATTCTCCTTTTATCCGTATGTGTAAATTAGACTTTATTAGGCAATCTCGTATCTTCCTACACCAGCATTAGAGCCAGCGAGAACGACACCGACACCCCACTTCTCAGCATACAGGTATTCCTGAGTAAGGTCTGCGTTCTTAGTAGGATCACCCATAATCATCAGCGGATTGCCCTCACGAACGACCTTGATCGGCTTCTGATCACCAGCAACAACAGTAATCATGTTGTCGTCAAGGATGAACTCAGTCGTACCGACCTTATGTCTCTGCGGGACAGCAACACACGGAGTGCCGTAGAACTTTCCATAGTATCCGAGAGAGTGAAGCTCATCCTTTGCGGAGTCACTCACGATGCTTTCCTTAAGATTACGGAGAGCCTTCTTGGTTCCTGTAATCGTCGCGGTCTTTCCACCAGCGGATGCCTCGACATGAGCGATAAGGTCGAGCAGTGCATCCTCGTTGTATGCACCAGCAGTCGGGAAGAATGTAGCACCACCAAGCTGAGCTGCGGTTGCTCCAACCCATGCGCTGTAGATGTCATTGAGCAGCTTCTGCTCGAAGGAAGCAGAAACCTTAGTAATCATCTTGTTAAAATCAACGGCTCCGGAGAGAACTCTGCTAAGCTCCTCATAGACCCTAACCATCTTCACAGTGGTCGGAATACGTGTCTGCGGGACATCAAACAGTCTCTGTCTCCGCACACCCTGAGTACCGTTTGCAGCATCGGAGACAACGAACAGTGTGTTGTCCTCAACCTCGAAGAGCGGGGAGTCTCCCTCTGCAACGTTTCTATAGTCAACAAGGCTGTTAAACGCCATATCTGCGGAAAGCCCCTCCTGAACAGTGTTGCTCAGAATGGTCTCCACCAGAGAAAAGAGCTGCGGGCACTTCCCATCACGAATATCTCTGTAATCAAGATATGTCTTACCGTTGTTCGCTTCAATGAGAGCCTGTCTGACAGTGTCCTCGGACTGCTGTACAGAATACTTCTCGACGCTTCCCTTATAAGCATCAACGGCGAGTCTTACAATATCATTCATCTCTGCCATATTAATAGCCTCCTCGCTTTATGATTAATCAATTACGATGTAGTAATAGGTGTAGCGTCCGGCAGTTGCGACTTCCTTAATGGTGCCAATCTTAGTACCAGTTCCGCCAACCTTCATCTTTGTTCCAGCATCAATATTAACGGTCTTGCCGACAGCAGGTTCGCCGTCAAGAGCACCAGCGGTGACAGAGAAACCATCATGCTGATGCAGACGATATCCACGGCAGATCGTACCAGCCTCGTTTACAAAATCATCAAGGTTCTTCTTGTGCTCGTCATACAGAACTTCCGGAGAAGCGACAAGTACAATATCTTTCAGCGCAGTAGAAGCTTCCGGAGCTGCGCCAACATAAACTTCGCGCTCACCCTCGACAAGATCTCCGACCTTGAGGATGTTACCGTTATCAATTGCAGTAGGTGTCTTTCCATCAGCGCCAAGATACTTGATGGACACAAGTCTGGATCTGTCGTCGGTTCCAGACATAAGATCCGTTCTTACAACAGCGTGCTTTTCCGCCATAATTTATTCCTCCTATTATCTGTGATTTTTCTTTGCGTACTTCTCAACGATACCGCCATATGGCTTATCGTCATCGTTGCTTTCTTCATCCCCAAAGTCGGTGTCCGGAGCCTTGTATCTGGGCTTGACATCATCCTTAGAGAATTTGAGCATCGAAGCCTTCTTTCCAAGAATTGCGTAGCACTTCTCTTCAAGAGTAGCGAGATCAAACTTCATGCAGTCATCCTTGAGTTTCTCGTACTCATCGATGCCGTCAAGATTGCTGAACTTAGAAAATACCTCGTTACGCTTCTCAGCCTCTTTAGCATCGACTGCATCCTTCTTGAATTTCTTAAGTTCATCAAGCTCGGTCTCCATGGCTTCTATCTTTTCAGTAGCATTGCTGTATTTTGCCTCGATGTCTGCGTAGTTCTTCATACTCTCGTCGACAATGGAGAATACCTCCTTAACCGGAGACTCTTGAATATCACCATCATTGAAGTCAACAATCGTAAATTTCTTGCGAGTCTTGCAGCTGAAATCAATCGCTACAGCGTCCCCATTAACAGTGAATGGGAAACCATAGAGAAGACCATCGGCGCAGTCCCAGGCATAAACTTCAGGGACGCTTGCGTCGCAATCGCAATACAAGTAACGAGGCATCTCGCCATTGCCCCGCTCCGTCACGTACTTTTCGCTCATGAGACTTCTTCTAAGCTCTTCGACAGTGTTGCTGTTAAGCGCAAACTTCTCAGCAGACTGTGTATTAGAATCGTTATTGTCGCTATTCTTAATAGCTTCAAACTTTTCTTTCAGCTCTTCGATAGAAAAATCATCAAGAGAAAAGTCGAGCGAATTGATATCAATGCCGTACTTAGCGGCTAGCTCTTTCTTCTCGTCCAAAATATTTTGTCCTCCTTCCGAAGATTTTTTAAGTTGTATATTGTCATCCTCGTTAGAGGAGCTGACCAAATTAAATGTATCCTTGTAGTCCTGCATCATCTCAGATATCTTAGACTTAAGTTCATTCATAGAGAACATTTCCAACGCAGACGACTCGAAACATGGCGTTTCCGAAATAAGGCAGAATGCGTTGAACTCAAAACCGTCGATAACAAACACGCCGTCTTCCTTATGACCATCTTTGACATTGATCTCCATTGAATGAGAGGTTATTCCGTCTTCCTTAATCTTTTTGTACGCCTCTTGTCTTTTCCACAGCAGGACTTCAGCGTAGAGATACTCATGTACTGTTCCATCTTCTTCTTCGTAATCTTCGAACCAGACCTTTGCACTTTCTGGAATAAGCCCAACAGGATATGTGACATTCATCAGATGGAGATTTCCATCGTCGTCTTTTGTGATCGCCATATCATGTCCACCGAGTTCGTTGGTCTCAGGATCGTAATTACATACGACAGGGCAGTTATATATGGTAGGAATAGCATTCGTCATAACTTCTTTTGAAATTGAAGAGTTATTCCTGTTCTTACCCGTATAACAAATCCTTAGTACACCACTGTCGAACGAAGAGTTGATTTCACAGATATCGGTTAGCGATGATGCATATGTCAGATTGAACAGTTTGTTCATGCTAACCTCCAAAATATTAAAATACCCGCACAAATGTGCGGGGTTGTCAAAACACCAAGATGTCAGATTCAACAGCAGCAATATCTGATTTATTAAACTTCAGAACATCGCTGTTCTTGAATATAAACATGTTCTTTTTGTCGTCCGAGACCATCAGTTCGTATCCAAGCTTAATGAGGGCGTCTCTGTCCCGGGCGTCAAACACGTATATAAATTTTCCCATTGAAGCACCCCCAAGTTACTCAAGCTCCTCGTTAATTTCCCGTTTGTCTGAAACTTCTCCGATGTCTTTCTTAGGAGCTCCGCCTTCATCTGTGGCAGCATTACTCTCAATGTCTTCGCTACTCATCTGGGTAGAACTCTTCACAGGCTTGAACATATCCTGAAGCCCAAGCACATCACTCTCAAGGAAGCTCATTGAATCAAGCTCCGCCTGACCGATACCCTGAGAAGCAAGATATGCACTGATTGTCGGGAAGCCATATGTTGCGGCCTTCAGATAAGCATCTCCGACTTCCTTGCGGTTGTACTGGCTAACGTCAAGGAAGTTCACACAAAAGTTCTTTCCAAATGTCTGCGCCTGAATAATTCTATTAACCGCGTCTTGAATACCTTTAACGATTCCGTATGTCACCGCTTGGTCGGCTTTGATAGATAGCAGCAGGGCGTTCGAGCTTGCCTTATCATTATCAAATAGAAGAGACGACACGCCAGCAGCAGAGAACATATGTCTCTCTGCTTCAGTAACAGTGTCAGTGTCTTTCGTATTAGACTTCTCGAAACCTATCTTGTTGATTTCCATTGGAGAGAGTACGGAGCCAATCTCTTCCGGAAGTACGTCGTCAAGATTTTCCCAGAACTGTTTAGCTTTATTGAGGTCAATGCCCCATTCGCCGTTCTTATCAAGCGGGAGCTTCATCCAAAGCATAGCGTAGTTCTCAAGCGCGGTTTTGGTCGCTTTCATTCCGCGATAATCTTCAATGTCGTATATGTCTCGCAATACTCCAGCAAACGGTGGGAGAGAGTAGTCGAGAATATCTCGATTACACTTAACCGCAAATGAGTTTGGAGAATCGAGTTCGATCCACCTCTTCGATCTTCCGTTTTTGTATTGGTTATATTTGACACTGAATTCTTTCGGGTAGTACTCGAGAAGATTCTTATGTGAGTCGAAGTACGAGAAATCAAACGTTACGTTAGGAACGTTGTTTTCTATTACCGATATTGCACAGTAATCGCTTGGAAGCTGCTGTATAGTAATGCTATCCTGAGATATCCATGCAGTCCCATAGTATGTATCTTCACGAAGACATACAGTCAGAATATTAGGAAACTGTGTCTTTATATTCATAGAAGAAAGCATATTCAAAACTTTCCTGTAGTTATTGTTGATTGTCTTTTCATTTGCTTTCTTTGGGTCGATCCTATATGGCTCGACTATGTACGCAAAGTCAGACAGTCCAACGAAGTACTGGATAAGTCTTCTGAAATGGCTGCTCGCTCCATAAATATAGACAACGGCCTTCCTTAGCTCCTTCTCATATCTGTACGGATCTCCGAGGTACTTTTGGATGTCATCTTTGGAGTACTTGGTAAAGGTAGGAGCATTCGTATAATTGTTAAGGTCTCTTGAGATAAGTTTGTTAATGTAGGCGAACTTATTAGGGATCCTTATGCAATCGTCGATACTGATATCAGACCCAACTCGGGTATTTGTTTCTTCCACTAGACATGCTCACCACCTTTCTATTGTATTTTGGAGGACGAATAGCGAACATACTGTCAACACTAGATTCGTTCACTTGTCGTCTTCTCATTTTGCTTTCAAGCTGTATCGCCACGTAATAGTTGTAAGCAAGACTTGAGTATCTATCCTTTCTCATTCCAGAGCGTTCGTATATCTTTACCTTCCCACCGTTTTCTTCATATTGAAGTTTGGTAATCTCATCAATGAGAAGAGTAGTATTGATATATGGCAGAAGCAGTTGTGCTTTTTCTGGGGGATTGAGAGAAGAGAACCCTTTAATCTCGCCGAGAAGCTCCTCGCCGTCGTATTCGTTACAAAGCAGCCGGATACGTCCGTTCTTGAAGCCTTCTCTAAGTAGATAAGCGCAGTCAGAGTTAAACTGTGCATTAGCTTTTATAGACCAAATTACCTTTTCAGCATCCATCGAAGAACATCTGGATGCCATCTCCTGATTGTTGCAACAAGATATAGCGGGATAAATCTCGCCTGTATCAGCGTCTACAATATCTTGAGCAAGCGCATCATAAACTCCAAGACCAATCAAAATGTTATCTCATAGGCTTTTTATCCTACAAATCTTACAGTTTCCTGTAAGTTCAGCATACCTTTTTATCTAGCGTGTCTAGATAGTGCGGCCTCGTGGGTGAGTTATATTCTCCGGAGAGTTTCATCACCTATGCGTTGCACATGGTTCAGACGTTACTCTGAACCTTCAGCTCGGGTTGGCGTATTTATAGCACATTAAGCTTTCCCGCATTTTCCGCACTGCATTCTCATAGATCACTATATGAGTGGGCATTTTCATACCATTAGTATCAAGTACGATATAATCGCACTCGTACTCGTCAAAGAGTTTACGAATTATAAGAGCTTGGTTGTTAGTTCTAAGACCTTCATATGATTCCGGATAAACAATATTGCTGACATATCTTCCGGAATCATATGAAGGTCTTAGAACTGACAACCAAG